CAGTGGCGACCTAGATGCAACCGATGACCAAGATGTTGCGTCCTTCGACGGTGAGGTCACGACGCCAGCGGTCGAGGGCGACCTTGCCGCGACCGACGATCCGGACACTGCTTCGTTCGCTGGCGAAAGCATCTTCAATGCCGTTCTCGGCGCAACCGATGATCCCGACACTGCCGAGTTCGATGGCGATGTCACCAGCCCCATTGTTCTCGCCGAGACCGCCGACGATCTCGGCATTGCAACCACGGCTATCGCGGTCGCAGCAATTGCCAGCGAGAGCGGCGGCGGGATTCTCGCGGCGCTGGCAGCGACCGATGCGCCGGACACTGCTTCGTTCGCAGGCGACGTTACGGCGGGTATCATCGATGGCACGCTGGCGGCGACTGACGCTCCCGATGTTGCCGCTCTCAATGGATCGGCTGCATGGAATGCAGTGCTGGCGGCCAGCGAAGCGCCGGACGTGGTCGCATTCTCTGGCCAGAGCGTTGCACAAGGAACGCTGGCGGCCACCGATGCTCCGGACGTTGCCGCCTTCTCCGGAACAGCAGTCAACAATGGCACACTGGCCGCGACCGAGCAGGCGGACACCGCAGCTCTTGCCGGATCGGTTTATTGGGCCGCAACACTGGCGGCAACTGAGCAGGCGCTGGACACCGCGGCCTTCTCAGGCGGCATTGTGGCCACTGGTACGCTGGCGGCGAGCGACGTGCTCGATACCGCGGCGCTGTCCGCAAGCGTGTATTTCTCATGCTCGCTGGCCGTCACCGAGGCACCTGACACTGCCGCATTCGCCGGGAACGCTGAATGGCGGGCGGTACTGGCGGCGACTGAAGCGCTGGATGTTGCGGCTCTGGCCGGAAAGGTCGAGTGGATTGCAACACTGGCGGCCACCGAGACCGCGCTCGATACTGCCGCCTTTGTCGGTCAGAGCGTTGCGCAAGGAATACTGGCCGCTACTGAGCAGGTGCTGGATACCGCGGCCTTTACCGGCCAGAGCGTCGCACAAGGAACGCTCGCCGCTACGGAACAGTACGACGTTGCCGCCTTCTCCGGAACAGCGGTTGCCACCGGCACACTGGCCGCAACCGAAGCCATCGATCAGGCGTCCTTCATCGGCGAGGGCGTGGCGCTTGAGAGCAGCGGCACCCTCGCTGCGGTCGAACAGGCAGACGGTGCGGCGCTTGCCGGGCAGATCGAGTGGCTGGCGACGCTGGTTGCATCCGATACGCCGGATGTTGCAGCTCTGGCCGGTTCCGTTGCATGGAACGCCACGCTGGCGGCGACCGAGGCGCTGGATGTTGCGGCTCTGGCTGGCACCGTCCACTGGACGGCGACCCTCGCGGCCACCGAGACCGCGCTCGATACCGCCGCGCTTGCTGGTTCTGTCTATTGGGGTCTGACGCTCGCCGCCAGCGAGGCGGCCGATACGCTCTTCATGACCGCCGACGTTGTCTCGCCCGGCGGCATACTGAATGTAGTCGAGGCGGCGGACACCGCGGCGGGCACCGGCAGCGTCTACTGGCCGGGCCACCTGCAGGTCACAGAGGCACCGGACACTGCCGCATTCTCTGGAACGATCGTCGCCACCGGCACCCTCGCCGCCACCGAGGCTGTGGACAGCGCAGCCTTCTCGGGCACGATCGTTGCGACCGGTGTGCTGGCGGCCACCGATGCTCCCGATGTCGTGGCGTTCACCAGCACGGCGGTTGCGACTGGTGCTCTCGCTGCCACCGACGCGCCGGACGTGGCGGCGTTCTCTGGAAAGGCGGTCGCCACCGGCACATTGGCGGCCACCGACGCCCCCGACGTTGCCGCGTTTTCCGGCACGATCGTCGCTACCGGTACGCTGGCCGCAAGCGAGGCGATCGATACCGCTGCCTTCGTCGGCAATCTCGTCCCGATCTCGACCGGTGTGCTGGCGGCAACCGACGCGCCCGATCAGGCGGCCTTCAGCGGGTTGGCGCTCGATGTCCTCACCGGCACGCTGGCTGCGACCGAAGCTCGGGACGTTGCCGCGTTCTCCGAATCCCCGCCGCTGCCCGGCATCCTGCAGGCCAGCGAAGCGCCGGACGGCATCTTCATCGTCGGTCACATCGATATCCTCGAACCGATCGAGTGGACGCACATGGTCAAGAGCCAAGCACAGGAAGCAGCCCGCATCGTGCAGCGGGCCTTGCGCGAGCTGCTGTGGGTTTCGCCCACCCGCGGGCGGCCGGGATCGGACCTTCGGACGCAATGCGGCGACGTGATCACCCACGCCGCGCTGCTGATCCAGAAGAACCTGATCGGCGAGCCGCTGGCCGAATGCTTCGATCTGGCGGTCACCGCTGGCATCACGCAAAAGAAGCTCGCGCACGTGCGCAAGACGGTGGTGGCCGACACGGCGGTCAGCGTCGGTGCAGTCACCGTGAAGCACCATCTGACGTGGATGATCATGGCGGCCGAGTGCCGGGTGATCGCCGACATGCGGTTCTTCAGCCGCGAGGACGCGGTCAAGCTGAAGGACGATATGAACGCCGCCTTCAACGAGGCCGAGATCATCGCCGCCGACCAGATGGACGAAGCGAGCTACATGGCGCTGGTCAAGCTGCACGCGGCACTCACCTTCCACCTGATCGAGACCGCGCGGCCCTTGCCGCGAGTGGTGGCGTGGCGGTTCGGCAAGCCGATGTCCACCCGCATCGTCGCTCAGCGGCTGTACTACGACGCCGCCCGCGCCGACGAGCTGCGGCGTGAGAACAAGGTCGTCCACCCCGCATTCATGCGCAACTACGGAAGAGGCTTGTCGCTGTAATGTCCGATTTCAGGCTCGATCTCGACGAGGTCGTCGTCACCGGCGACGATCCGTCGCGTCTGCAGGACGAAGGCACGCCCGGCAACCCGCGGCAGCAAACGTCGTCGTCCATACCCAACAGCAGCGGCAGAGCAGAAGGCATTGGCGGCCAGCAGGATTGGCCGAGCCGCGATGAAGTGGCGGTGCTCGAAGTCAACAATGTCAGGTATGAAAATTGGACTTCGGTGTGGGTGCAGCACCGCATGATGGAATGGTGGCCGCTTTTCCGGTTCACGTGCGCTGAATATTCGCCGGTGCCACCAGCGTGGCCGCAACTGCAATTCAAGCCGGGCGACACCTGCAAGATTTGGCTCGGCGGCTACTTGGCGTTGGCAGGCCGCATCCTTGTCCGGCAGACGGCCTACGACGCCGACAATCATCAGGTGCTGCTGATCGGAGTAGGTCACCAGTGGTGTGGCTCGCGTGCTTCGATCATTCACAAGGATGGCAATTTCGACAACAAGGATTTCATGACGATCGCGAACGAAGTATTCGCCCCGTTCGGCAGCAAGTTCATTCCGAGAGGCCAGCCGGATATGGAGCCATACGAGGAAGCGCAAGCGGGCCGAGGCGAAGTGACCGCTGACTTCATTGAACGGCTCGCTCGCTTCCGCGATGTGATCCTAGGTGTCGATCCAAACGACCCCGCCGGTAAAAACTACGTGGCGTTCTGGCCGCATATCCAGAAGAGCGACATTGGGTTGATCGAGGGCGAGAACATTCTGCGCTGCCAGTGCACCATCAAGATCAACGATATGTTCAATCCGTACTACGCCGAAGGCGGGAGCAACGGTAACGACGAGAAGAACGGCAGGAAGGCGTCCGAGATGGGAGCCCGCGCCGATGGCGTGCTGCCATGCTATTCGCCCCTGCTCATTCCGGCCGAGATGCCGGTAGCGAACGATGGCCAGCTCCAGAAGCGCGTCAACCAAGAGCGGGATCTTCGCGACTACGCGATCTTCGAAGCCAACGTGACCGTCGCCGGATGGCTGCGCAATCGCGCCACCGGACTGTGGAAGGCCGGTGACTACGTCTACGTCTGGTCGCCGATGGCGATGATCGACCAGCTCATGGGCATCAAGACCGTCACGTTCTCGCAAGACACCAACGCCGGTACGACCACCACGCTGGAGCTGGTGCAGCCGGGCCTTCTGAACAATCAGATTGCCGCCGACCCCGGCAAGACCGGAGTGCGAAAGCCCGGCACTTCGACCGGCACCACCAACGATCCAGCGCCGCCGACGCCGATCGAGCCGGTCCCGGCACCGAACCAGCCCGATCCAAACCAGCCGCTGCCCGGCGAGAGCATACCGGGCACGCCCGGCATCGGCGGTATGGGCGGCGCTCCATAAACCCAACGGAGGCAGCATGTTTCGACAGACCCCATTGACCAGCGGTTTCTACGCCTACAACGGCGGCGGCGCGCGGTGCCTGATCGACACCGCCGACGATGGCCATTTCATGCAGGAGTCGAAAAGCACATTCATGCGCGGCGAGCAGCGATCGAAGATCGAGTCGCCGCAGAACTACGGCTTCACGTCGGTGGTCGCCAAGGCCACCAAGGACAAGCAGGGCCGGATCACCGGCAGCGCCGAAGGCTTCGTCTCGTTTATGGGCAGCAGTCGGTCGTTCCCGGTGATCACCGTGATGGACGATCGGCGGCATCGCCTGCGCGATCTCAAGGAAGGCGACGTGGCGCTCTTCCGCGGCAAGGACGATCAGAACCAGATTCACCTGAACGAGGACGGCGGCTTCTGGTCGAACCGCAACGACCGCAAGACCCGCATCCAGATGGTCAAGAAAAAAGAGAAACAGGAACAGGGCGGCCCACAAAGCCAGCCAACCGTGAGCGCGCTTGCCAATGGTGGCGGTGGCGGCGGCAGCGGTGGTGGCGGCAGCAGCAGCGGTGGCCAGAGCGAGAGCGAGGACTTCCAGCAGGAAAAGCTCGAAGGCCAGCAGGCGCAGTACAAGGAAGAATCGAAGACCTACCTCGAACTCGACGGCGACAACAACATTCTGGCCAAGCGCGGCGAGGGGCACCAGAAGACCGAGGACAACAAGATCCAAGGCTACTGGAAGGACGAGACCCACTCCTATCAGGTCACCGACAGGCACATCCACATTCGCTTCAAGCAATTCCGGGTGTGGATCGACGAGACCGGCATCTGGAGCACGATCCCGATCCAAGTGAAGCAAGACCCGATGGACCATGCCTGACATTCGGTTCGTTCAGTCGGGAACCTTCCCGACCGTCACCGCGGTCAGCGTCGATTGGCTGCTGCTCGGCGACGGCTCACTCGACGAGACCGAGGCGCTGGCCACCGCGGTGATCGTGGCGCTCGGCACCGACCGGCTGGCCGAGCCCGGCGAACGCCTGCCAGATCCGGACTCGGTCGATCGGCGCGGCTGGTGGGGCGACCTCGACGCCGAGCAGATATGGGACGGCTGGCCGATCGGCTCGCGGCTGTGGCTGCTCATGCGCGAGAAGATCACCGGGGCGGAAGCCTACCAAGGCGCGACCATCACCCGGGTCGAGCACTACATCCGCGAAGCGCTGCAGCCGTTCATCGATCGCCGCGTCGCCTCGCAGTTGGAAGTGCGCGTCACGCGCGTCAATCAGGAACGCATCGACGCACTGATCCGGATGTACCGCGGTCCGGATATCGAGATCGAGCTGCGCTATCAGATCCTGTGGGAAGACATAATGGAATGATCGGCCATGCCATGGGCAACCCCAACTCTTACCCAAGTTCGTGAGCTGGTTCGTGACCAGATCCGCGGCTCGTTGCCGGGCGCTGATGCGGCGATCCCGAACTCGGTGCTGCGCGTCATGTCCGACAATCAGGGCGCGCTCTGCCACTTGGTTTTGCAGTACATCGACTGGCTGTCGCTGCAGCTCTTGCCTGACACCGCCGAGACCGAATGGCTC